CTCTTGCCTCCGACTTTCGCGCGCGCAATTGCTCAGAAAATAAGAGCAACAGCAAAGACGAGTGCAAACACAGCCAACAGTACAGGACGCAAGCAAGGGGCCATTATGAGCAAACCAGGGCAAAATAAGAGTCAACGCCACAGCAGACAAAAGAGGGTCACATATCTGCAACGGCAACTGGCAGAGACACACAACGACATGGACAGAGCACGCGAGGTAAACAGTTGGACAGCAGTGGCCACACTGCGCAGGCAGGCACTGTCACTGCGTGCCGAGCTTGATGAGATGAAGGCAGCACAGGATGCAGTGCGCATCGAGGAGCACAGACTGACAGACGATCAGATCGTGGATGAGTTGCGTGCTGCCATCAGTCTGCTGCCAGTCTCTGTGGTGGAGGAGTTGATGGAGGCATGTGAGGACCGTGTTGGCGCACCACGGCTTGCATTGGTCGAGGGTGAGTGACAGGTTGAACATGTCTGCACTCAGGTCACTGCGTGAGCACACCAGAGACCTAGCAAGCAGGACAGATGATGGTCTGCTGCCGTTCGTTAAGTGGACCAAACCACAGCAGGCATTCCACGATCTCGATGCACCACGCAAGCTGTTTCGAGCGGGTAATCAATTGGGCAAGAGTTGGTGCGGTCTCGCAGAGGTCATACATGTCTGCCTTGGCACATATCAGCACACCATCAAGCCACCACCAGTTGAGGCATGGATAGTCTGCACAAGCTACTCACAGTCAGTGGCCATTATGCGCAAGTTCCATGAGCTGGTGCCAAAGTCTGCACTCACATCACGCAGCAGCAACTCATTCGACAGCAGGCGAGGATTCGGCAAAGACAATCCGGCGGTGGTCTTTGTCAATGGCAGCGTGGTGAGGTTCAGAACGACCAACCAAGGCGCAGAGGCATTGGCAGGCGCAACCATTGACTTTGTCCATATCGATGAGCCATGTGGCGTTGACACATACAGAGAGTTGGACAGGCGACTCATCAGGAATGCAGGCAGATTGATAATGACACTAACGCCGATCAACAAGCCATGTGGATGGATTAAGGAGTTGGTTGAGGATGGCATACTGGCAGAGGTGCATGCGCGGATGGAGCCTGCTAACTTCATCCCAGTGGGCAGCACCAGACCACTGTGCTTGCCTGGTGGCGCACCACTCGATCAGGCGTGGATTGATGAGCAGCGGCGCACCACTCTCAAGCGGTTTGCACCAGTGCTGCTCGATGGTGAGTGGGAGACCAGGACAGAGTCACCAGTCTTTGAGGCATTCAGCAAGTCAGTACATGTCACTGATTGGATACCCACTAAAGATGTCAAGCTCAGTATCGGCATCGACCATGGCAGCGGTCGCAACTTCAAACAGATAGCAGTGCTGGTGGCAGTCGATAACTCTGGTGAGTTCAGCAAGGTCCATGTGATTGACGAGGCACCATCAGATGGCGACACGACACCAGACCAAGATGCCACTGCTATCATCAAGATGCTCAATCGCAATGGACTCAAGTGGAAGGATCTAGATCACGCATATGGAGACAAGGCATATGGAGGCAGAGCAGATGGTCTGGGCAGGAAGTCAAACAGAGAGTTGACCAGAGCACTCTGCAAAAAGATGCAGATCAGACGAGGCGTGCCACTGGTGCCATCAATCCGTCAAGCGAAGACAGGCAGAGGCGGTGGCAGAGGCTCTGTCTGGCGTGGATGTCAGTGGCTACACAGAGCGACACTGCGCGATGGGCACTTTACAGTCCATCCAAGGTGTGAGCGTGTTATCTTTGGCTTGTCTACTTTTCAATTCAAGGATGGCGATGCCAAAGACTCTGTCGATGCAGTCAGGTATGCGTGCTGGCCATGGTCGATGCGTGGTGCCGCTACGATGGGTCGTGGGTTATATGTTTACTAATCGAGGAGATCATCAATGAGCAGTTTGACAGGCCTATCATCGCCACCAGTCCCAACAGACCCAACCGAGCACAGGCGATGGCAGCACACCAGGATGCGCAGGCGCTTGCTATATGGCAGTTGGGATCAGGATCTACAGGCACGACTGAGAGCACAGATCGGTGACATCAGACGAGAGGCATGGGGCATCGATATGAGTTCCAACATTCTGCGCGTGGTCTGCACTGGCTTGTCCAGTCTCTATAGTAAGTGGCCAACCATATCACACGATGCTGGTGATCTCACAGTATCCGCTGCTATTGAGGAGTCTGGGCTATTCAACCTGATGGCAAGGGTGCAGCGTGACACACTTGGATTGCGTGAGATGCTGGTGCGTGTTGAGATCACAGCAGACAACAGACTCACATACCGTCCAGTGTTCCCAGACTTAGTGATAGCAGCAAGCCATCCAGATGATCCGGGTCAACCAGTCAAGATCAAAGAATCAAGACAGAGGCTCAATCCACATACCGGCAAATATGCATGGTGTTGGGATGAGTGCGATATTAGCAACCCAGATGCGCCAGTCTATCGAATACTGGCATCAGATGGTGGTGATGTCACGAAGCAGTATCTGGGCGTGGATGCGATGATTGGTGCTAACTATCCATACAAGTATGCAGATGGCAGACCATTTGTGCCCTATACCATCTACCACGCAGCAGAGACTGCTACGCTCTGGGACACCTATGAGTGGCGTGAGCTGGTGGAAGGATCACTCTCTGCTGCTGTGTTTTACTGCATGCTGGCACATAGTTACAGGCAGAGCAGTTGGCCACAGAGATACATGATTGGATTACAGGCACCAGGCGCGGGCTATGTGGATGAGGATGGCGATGGCGCAGGGCGCACTGCTATCGTCACAGACCCTGCAACAGTGCTGGTGCTGCAACCATCAGAGGACATGGCAGGACAGCCAACAGTCGGACAGTGGCAAGCTGGTGCAGACTGTCAGAAGTTGCAAGAGACTGCGCTGGCATATGAGCGGCGCATCGCCAGCTATGCAGGCATTCGTGGTGACTTGATCAGACAGAGCGGGGATCCGCGCAGCGGTTATGCACTGAGCGTGAGCAGAGCAGCGCAGCGTGAGGGCCAAGGCGCATATGAGCCAATGTTCAGACAGGGCGATCTGCGACTTATCAGCATATCGGCAGCGATGTTGAACAGGGCAACAGGATCTGCACTGCCAGAGTCAGGCTACCACATCACATATGCAGGTATCCCATTGTCACCAGAGGAGATGCGAGCACAGCGTGAACACTTGACCACTATGCTGGAGCTTGGATTAATGGATAAGGCAGAGGCGTATCAAGCACTGCATCCGGGCGTGAGCAGAGCAGATGCACTGACTGCGCTTGAGCGCATTGACAGACTTAACAGAACACTAACCTAGCAAGAGGCACACCATGGCAGAGGACAACACCAGCACACCAGCAGCACCACCAGCAGACAGCAGCAAGTCAATACCATATGACAGGTTCCAGTCTGTTGTGGCAGAGCGCAATAACCTGAAGACAGCGATGGCTGATTTGGAGGCGCAACTGCAAGGCGCGATGGAAAAGTCAGCGACAGTGGACACACTGGCCAGCACCATCGAGCAGATGAAGCTGGACCACACAGCAGCAGCAGATGGCTGGAAGACAGACCAGGCACTGATGAGTGCAGGTCTGCTGGATGCAGAGGGCAGAGATGTGGCCAAGTATCTGTATGGTCGGTTGACTGGTGATGACAAGCCAGCACTGGCAGATTGGTTGACCACAATGAAGGCAGACCCAGAGGCAGCACCAAAGGCACTGGCACCATATCTGTCAGCACCAGCCAAGCAGGATGCACCACCAGCATCACCAGCTCAACAGATGCCACGCAGCAACAACGGCACTAACAGCACCACCATACCCACGACAGGCGCACCAATATCGGCAGAGCGCATCAGGCAGTTGAGGATGGACGCAATGCGCACAGGCGACTGGACAGCATATCGAGAATCGCGCACAGCCATACTTGCGTCTGTCAAGGGCAAGGGTTAAGCTACTCAAGAACATAGGCCAGTCCGGTGTCGCTACCGTTAATGAGCGCAGAGGCCATCAAGCAATCACTCTGCAATTATTATTATGAGGTATCAATACAATGGCTAACGAAGTAGTCTACGACGCAACAAGCACAGGCACAGCAATCACTGATCTCCGAATTGGGGAAGCACTATCTGCTGAGTTCCTTCTACTCTTGGCAGATCGCAACTCACTGCCCCAACATGGTGCGCTGGTTTATGCTGGCAACGCCGGTGGATCAGGATCTGCAACCATCCGACTTTCTCACATCGGGCTTCAGGGATACAACCTGCTGGCATCGACTGCTGATGGTGTCGCAGTGTCCAACACTGTCATCACTGATGGATCGACGGATGTCACGGTCTCAAGATACGCAAAGTCATACGAGGCAAGTGACTTGGCCCGATTGACAGGGTCCAATGGCTTGATCTCACCAGATGCCTTTGCTGCTGATGCCATGGCATCATACAGTGCCACACTCACTAGCTTGGTTGCCAACCTGGTTGACAACTTCTCATCCACTGTTGGCACATCCACAAGCAACTTCACCGTTACCAACTGGCTCGATGCTATCACGACTCTTGAAGTGGCAAAGGTAGACAGCGCATCTGGCTACATGGCTATTCTCCATCCAGTGCAGTACGGGGATCTCAGGTCAGCACTTGCCACATCATCTACTGGCGCACTCCAATGGAGCGACAGCACACAGGAGCAGATGGTCATCAAGGGCGGTGGCTACAAAGGCCAATTCATGGGCGTTGATGTCTTTGTCAGCAGTCATGTGCCAACAGCCAACTCTGGCCAAGATCGCGCAGGCGGCATGTTTGGACGCGGGGCCATTGTCTGGGCAGATGCGACAGTGCCTGCTGTAGCAGACACCACCAGCCTTAACATTGGCGGCAAGGTGCTCTTTGAGCAAGACCGAACAGCCAAGTCTGGTCTCACTGCATATGTGTCCAGCGCGTTCCTTGGAGCGTCTGAGGGCATCGATGCATGTGGCGTATCTATAATCACTGACGCATAACCTTGAGGCGCGTTCAGGGGCGTGGCTTCAGTCGTGTCCTCTGGGCCTGCCTCTGGGCGTGTCTCTTTGTTTCCCGTCTTGGAGGACACCAATACAATGGCTAAATTAAAACAGACAGCGACCAAGACAGCGGCAGCGATGCCAAAGTCAGATCAATACACACCAGACTTCGCGATAGCAGGTAACGGACCCAGACCACCGATGCTGGTGGATTGTCCACCATTCCTGTATCGGCACCATCCAGAGCGGTGGCATGTGATGAATGGTGCAGTGCTGCCAGTGTTGGGCAAGTTCCAGCTCAAAGCAGGTCTCAACAGGGTTGAGCATCGCGGTGGCAAGTTCATGATTGCACAAGCGCAGGCCGAGATTGAGCGGCGTGGTTGGACCATCATACCGATTGACGTGCAAGGACCAGGCACCAGCTATATACGCAGGCCAGAGGGCACCAACGCACATCTGTCTCAATGGGCAAAGACATACTCTGGCAGCACGCAGATTGACTGCGATGTGGATGGCTGGACAAAGTTTTGCAAGATGCTCATCAAGAACAAAGTCATCGATCCACCAGGCATCCATGTGTTGGAGCGCATCAGATCCAAGACGCAGCAGCAATATACAGCAGCAGCAGATCGAGCAGTCAGTGTGCCCAGTGAGAAGGCGATTGCAGACAAGTTTGCAGCAGATATCGCGGTGCTGGACAAAGAGATCGCCAAGCGCAAAAAGAACATGAAACCAGCAACATCAACATCCACAGTGCCAGTGATGGGTGATTGATGAGCAAGACCAACACCGACAAGCAGCGTGCCATCAAGTCCACCACTGATCGACTGTGCCAAGCAGGTCTGCCAAAAGACAAGGCAGAGAAGGCAGCGCGTGACTCATTTGAGCGATACCGCAAGCAAGATATCAAGAGGGAGCGCGACAGAAGATGAGCAGCACAGACACCACATACACTGCGCGATTCATGCTGCCAGACTTGATCGAGCGTGGCAGGAATGAGGTGATCAAGTGCCAAGTCTATCACAACGGCGCACTGGTTGCGCCATCGTCAGGCACTGTCTCTGTCTATGATCCGAGTAACACAGCCAAGGTGGATGGCGCATCTGTCACTATCGCATCATCTGTGGCCAAGTATACCATCACATCAGGCACACTGAGCAGTGAGCAACTGGCAGAGGGATGGCGCATTGAGTGGGCACTGGCGATGCCAGATGGCGTGACTCATAACTTTCGCAACTCTGCATCACTGGTGCGTGGTCGACTGTACATGCCGATAACAGATGCGGATCTCATTCGAGTGGTATCTGCTCTTGATCCATCGAGCAGCAGCAGCATCACATCAGTCAGCAACTGGCAGGATTATCTCGATGAGGCATGGGTGCAGATTCAGTTGCGCCTAGTCGAGCAAGGTAACAGACCCAATCTGGTGATGTCACCATCGTCATTGCGTGAGGTCGCGCTGGCATTGACACTGGCTCTAATCTTTGAGGATTTGACCACCAGACTATCCGATGCCTATGAGATGAGGGCAGAAAAATACCGTGAGCAATACGAGCGTGCATGGGGTCGGTTGCGGTTCCTGTATGACTCCGATGATGACGGCAAAGCAGATGACACCAACCAGCGGCGTGGTGCTATGTCAACGGTGTGGCTGAGTAGTCGATAATGGGCACAGCAGTCTCCACGATTCGTGCAAGACTAGCAGCGGCAATTGATGCTGTGTCTGGCTTTGCAGAGTCCAGATATGTGTATGATCTGTTTGGCTCTGATAGTCGTCACATCATGCACAAGGCATTCGCAGTTGGTGCCAATCAGACCACTGCCAAACCACAAGCCAGAGCACGCAGGCACGCAGGGCAATGGGCTACCACAACCTTTGCAGTCAAGTTCGCTGTGCGTATCCGAGCAGATGCACAGGTGGCAGACTATGATGCTGCGCTCAATCTTGAAGAGGATGTTGTGCAGGCGGCACTGGCCATGGCGCAAACCAACATCACATCCATTGAGCTGGCATCTGTGCCGATCAGAACAGTATCACCAGGTGGTGAGTGGTTTCTTGGTCAGGTCGTGTTCAGCGTGGTCCATCTATATCCAACGGAGTAACCATGAGTGATAAATCAATACTAGATGAGTACACGCCAGACTGGGAAGCAATGACAGCCATGCAGATGCGTCAAGCAGTGCAGGCAGCACCAAGCAGCATGAGAGGCAAACTGCGTGCGGCATGGTCTCGCATGCTGACACAACCGGCAGTCAAATCGGTTAAGAGTACCAAGGGCAAAACCACCACCAAATCAAAAAAGGAGGGCTAGAAAATGGCTCTATCGACAGTAGTAAAACACTCATTTACCAGCGGCAGCGTGATCGTATCCGATGGCACTGGCACTCCATTGACTGTGACGGTCCAATTCGATCAGGCTGATTTCAGTGTCAGCGGTCTCAAGGACAAGTTGAAAGACACCACAGCATATCAGAGTCGTGGCACTCTGCACTCAGTCCGTTACACATCGCGAGTGTTCCCAACTCTATCATTCAGCGCGATGGTCAGTGAGTTCAGTGAGACATCATCAGGCACATTGATTGATATGATCACTGGCAAGTCTGGCACGCCATATGCGGCAAGGGTCTCAACACTGGGAGCCACAGCAGACGTAATGACATTCGATGTGAAACTCACCATCGAGGCAAGCGATTTCGAGGCTGGTACCTCTGACTTGAGCCTTATCTGTGAGGATGTTGAGTTGTCGTTTGACTTCTCTGAGGGGGATCCGGATACCATCAGCATCAGCGGCGTTGTCTATGGCAATGTCACAGGCGACCTAGACATCACTAGCTAACCAATAAGAGGGACACATGGCAGGCAAACAAGTGACAATAGGCAAGCACAAAGTCAAGCTGGCAGCACCAGCATCATTCACCATCCGACATGAGATAGTTGCGGCAGCAACTAACAACTGGCGGCGTGCGTTTGGTGCTGCGTTGGGGGCGTGCTGGCGGGGGAGCAGCAGGCCCAAATGCCAGTATCACCAGGCAGACTATAACCCGATGAAGTATGGCGGCATGGTGCTGGATGAGTTGGCAGAGCGTGGCGAGGACTTGGCACAGGTGTTGGAGGCTGGTGGTGCTGCCTTCAAGCTACTGGCCAAGGACTTGATCTCTGAGGATGAGGTCAGCGCTGTTGAGGATTTTACCGATCCAGCGGAGGACTAGATGTTGCGATCCATGATATTGAGGCGCATCGCAACCTCTCTGTTGGGCAGTTTTATAGCCTCGACCATCAGACGCAAGTTGAGCTTTTGGCGTGGTGGAGAGTTAGAAACATCCCAACAAAAGAAAGGCAGAACAGACACAAAAAGAGGTGAGTGATGGCAGAGGTGGTGGCAGAGTTGGATGACGGTCTCGCCACACTGACACGCGACTTTATCAATCTGGTTGCACCAGCAACAGCCAAGGCATTCAACCAGACAGCCACTGACTTGCTCAAGAGTGTCAAGGGTTCAGAGCCAACAGGGCCATCCATCAAGACATCATGGAAAGTGGTGAACGATAAGCGGGTATATTTCCAAGAGCCAACTGGCACCAGGTCTGAGGATGAGTGGCCAGTCAAGACAGGCAGATCACGCGATGGCTGGTATTATGAGGTGAGGATGGCCAGTATGGATGTCATTGAGTTGGCCATTAAGAACAAGCACACATATGCGTACATGGTCAAGGGTCTGCACAACTTCAGAGGGCAGCGCACACACATCGCATTGTTGCGCACTCCATTGAGGCGGCAGGGTGTTAAGTTAGCAGAGCAATTGGCAGGCGAGTTGGCCAAGAAAATATAAGGGGATCTCCATGGCAGCAGATGGCACCATCAATCTGAAAGCAGACATATCCCAGCTCAGAAAAGAGTTGGCGTCCATCGAGGGCATCACTGCCAAAGAAGCAAGATCAATGGCCAAGGAGCTTGAGAAGGGATTCGTCAAGTCAGAGAAGGCAGCAAAGAAGGCAGCGACAGGCAGCAAGCAAGCCTGGAGCAAGATGAGCAAAGAGATCGACAAGAGCACTCGATCTCTCAAGGACAATGTCGATGCGGCAGGTGATGCAGACTCTGTGATGATGGGTCTGGGTGGAGCACTTGATCTGGTCAACCCGGCACTCGGCGATATGGCGCGCACAGCAGGTGATGCGCTGGCAGGTGTTGAGGCACTTGGCAAGGGTGCCATGTTCAGCAATCCGATATTCATCGCACTGGCAGTAACTGCCGCTGCTGTTGGTGCTGCCTATGTGTATCTGCAAGAACAGGAAGAGAGGGCAGCAGAGGCAGCAAAGGAACACAAGAGAGTGCGCGATGCTCTGCACGACAGTTTCCTTCAGGGCGAGGAGAGACTTAAGCAGTTGCGATTTCAAGTGGAGGAGCAAGAGGGTGCATTTAGCGAGATGGACGCAGCAATGCAGCGGGCAGAGCACCAAGCACGCAGCGCATTTGCACCAACTCTGTCCAAGCTGAACGAGGAGCTTGAGAAGCAAACTAAAATATGGGACGATCTTGGAGAGGAGTATGGCAAGTCTGGTGAAGCCACTGGCGCTGCACAGGATGCTTTTGAGAAGCAAAAGAAAGTAGTCATTGAGGTCAATAATGCAATCACTCACCAGGGCAAACTGCAAAGAGAGATGGAGAAGCTACTGAAGAGACAAGCCAAAAATACCATCGACTACTCTGACGCAGTGCATGAGACAACGGTGGCAGCAGAGGAGGCAAGCGAGGCAGAGGCAGCAATGACAGCAGCGAGGCAAGCAGCAGAGAAGGCGTCAGACGATGCGACCAAAGCAACAAAAGAAGAGACCAAGGCAGCAAAGGATCTGGCCAAGGCGATGGCGAAGGCAACCAAGGACATGACCACAGACTATGATAAGGCATGGGCAGAGGCACAACAAGCAGTGGCAGACAGGGCCGATGAGCACAGGGAGCGTGAATTAAAAGCAGAGACAGAGGCAGCGGCGCAGAGTGCAGCAATCAAGGAGCACAGCGCCGCACTGGCTGGTGGGATTGCATCCACTGCATATGCTCTGTCATCTAGGTTAGCAGAGGAGGGCACAAAGGAAGCACAAGAGGCAGCACTTGTCGCATTCAATGTGGCCAAGGCAGCAGGCATTGGAGAGATCGCCATCCACACAGCAGTGGCAGCAATGAGGGCATATGCGGACCTACCACCACCAGCCAATGTGATTGCGTCTGGCGCATACATCGCACTGGGCGCAGTCCAAGCTGGACTAGTTGCAGCACAACCACCACCAACATTCCACAGTGGTGGCATGATTGGAGGCGCACCAGATGAGCGTCTGGTCACAGCGCGTGCTGGTGAGGGCGTGCTAACGCCACTGGGTGTCAATGCCATTGGAGGTCCATCAGGACTGGCAGCAGCGAACAGAGGCAGCGCAGTACCAATGCAGATCACAGTGGTCCAGCAGTACAAGCACAGAGCATTTGGTGCCTTTGTGCAAGAGGATCTGAAACTCAGCAACAGTCCACTTAGACAAGCCATCGTTGGCAATGTTAGAGTTGGACACCGGAGAGACTGATGGCAGAGAAGAACAGAACACAGTACCAAGGTCTCGCACTGCCAGACACCAGAGCATCAGTCTGGGCAGCAGAGTCAAGCTATACGCAGGCAGGACCGACACCAGGCATACCAGTTGCAGACAACGCAACTAACATGGTGCTGCAATCAAGCGGCACACAGAGTGCTGCCAAGTCGCTTGACATCAGGTCAAGCAAGGGTGGACTGGTCACAGGGGATGAGGGCGCACGATATATCTGGAAAAATACCACAGACTCTGCCAGCAGTTATCGAGGATGGGACGCGCCATCAGTGCTCACCAGCTTTGAGTCAGTGCGCTGGACAGATGCGAGTGGTGCCTTCAAATACGCCACACAACCAGATGCGGTGACACTGACCAATCAAAAGGTCGTGGCAGCATATGCGACGAGGGACACCAGCAGAGCATCAGAGTATGGTGTGGAGGTCTCCATCAGATCGACCAGCGGCGCGTGGGCCAATGTCGCTGTCTACACAACCACATTCGCAACGCCAGCTAGTCAAACCAGAGCACCATGCCTGGTGGTGCTGCCATCTGGCAGAGTGCTCTGCCTGTTCTGGATCTTTGACAATGCCGGTGGTGCCAACATTCGGCAGTATTACAGCGATGACAGCGGGGCAAACTGGACACTGGGAGCATCACACTGCTTGCGTGCCAATGTTGAGTACAGCACGACTGGCGCAACATACAGGGTGAAGAGACTGCGCTGCTCATATTCAGATGGGCAGTTGCTATTGATAGCACAAGCCACAGCCAACCACTCTGGCCACGATTTCAATGATGTGCTGCTCCAATGGGCAAGCGTGGACAGCGGGCACCAGTTCGATCTGGTCACGGAGCAGTGGCGCACAGACAACGATGAGGCAGTCGGCGCATTCGATCTCACTGTGGCTGGTAATCATTTCATATTGGCGTACATCAGCGAAGGTTCGACAGCATCATATTCCAGAGACTTGATAGTGCGGCGCATTGGGTCAGCATATCAGAACATCAAGAATGCTGCGCCAGTTGTCGCAGACAGCGGCACATGGGGAGCCATCACAGGTGGTGACACATTCACAGCAGCAGAGTTGGCACTGGCCAATGATGAGACTGGCAGGCTATATGTCTATGGCTTATCGTCTGGCACTGGTGGTGGCTTCATTGTTAGCAGTTATGACAATGGCGTGAGCTGGTCGAGCATGGGACAGGGCAGCGCATACAGCAGGTCTGTCTGGTGGTATACGAACGACACCTCCACATATCCAACCAGTCTGGCAGCGACATCACAGGGCGGCAGGATCATGATGTTGTCCAACCATGTTGCCACACCAGGCAACGAGGACAACAGCCTCTGTGCGCTCTACCTTGGAGGGTATAGCCAAGTGGTGCTGCCGGGTTACACTCGGTACAAGTCAGAGGACAACCGGACAACATGGGAGCGCACATGGCTGCCCTATGATCTGCCATCCGATGTCGGATGGACAGCAACCGGCGCAGGCACTGCGACACTGGCAAGCGGCGCGATGACCATCA